GTCATCTTTCTGTATCGCAACGATGGTAGTCATTAGTCCAGCCATACCTTGTAAGCCGCTGTGACGCGACCCTTTACTGGATCAACAAAGTGGAGTCGCTGGGATGGGGTTGCTGATGCTGCGAGCATGACTCCGGCGTAGCGGTTGTCTGACTCTGTAGAACCTGTTTGATAGACACTACCCTGACCGTTTGCCATCGCCCATTCTGCGTGCGTGTGGTAGTGGCCGATATAGACATCTCTAAACTCCCATGGATACGCCCCGCTTCGCCAACGATTCGCGTGCTGAACGATTGCTCCCGGACTTGCGAATCCATTTCTGCCAACCTCGTCTCCGTGAATAAGGAGTGCCTTGTAGTTGCCAATCTCCACGCGCTGAATGTCCTCGGGACACTCTTGCCATGTAAGTCGCTTTTCTCCCGCGAGAAGCTGTCGGGCTAACTCGTAGCACATACGGTCAAAGTTATCTGAGCGCGGGACATTATCGCGCTTAGAGCCGATGCGACCATGATTGCCCCACTCGGGGACAACGGTCACCTTAGAATAATTGGCAAGCGCATATCGAACAACATCTACGCAGAGTCGAGAAACATTGACATACTGCTCAAATAGCGTGGCATCAACCTCGAACGCTTGGCTTGGGAAATTAAAAAGTCCCTCGACCATGTCACCGCCGAACATAATCACGCACTCATTGACGGGATGATCCGCGCGCATGATGTCGGTGATGGTCACGGCCTTCTCTGCAAAGCTGAGAACGCGAGTCCTCATTACTTCCGAGTTATAGGTTGTCGTTCTTTTAGCGCCTTGCCAATCGGTCATGTGCCAGAGCGCCACTTCCGATTTCTTCTTTCCCGCAGGTAGTTTTCGTTCTTTAACTGGTTCGATTGGGCCCATTCCCAAAACAGCGTCGTGCGCCGCTTGGTGCGTGACCTCGACCAATTCATCCGTGCGTTGCTTCGCCTGCAACAGTTGTTTCTGCACGCGCATGAGCGCCTTGCGAAGCTCAATGACATCATCTGACTCAATACCTTCTGGAAGCGCATTTAATCTATCCTCTAAGCTCATCTATTCCTACAATCGTTTGACCGTGCTGGGTGTAGCCGGATTTGTCGAACCATGAGTCCTCATGGAATGGGTTGTGGAATAGTCGAACGGACTTTAACGCATCCATCATAAGCGCTACTTGGTAGGCAGGGATGTCATCTTCTAGTTTGAGAAATCCCGCCCAGACGCGACCGATAGCGGTGAACTCGGTATAGGGATCGCCGTATTCGCCTAAGCGCTCCTCTAGGATTTTCTTTACTCGGTCGGACATTTGCATTTGCCATTTCTGTGATTAGTGAAAGTGGCCTCTGCAATTTGATAACCCTCAGAGCGAAGCGCAGCTACAAGAGTCGTAGTTGGTAGGCCTTTGAGAATAGAGTCCTGCAGGATTTTTCTATCTGACTCCGGCAGCATATCCATAATGATTTGCAGAGTGCATTTGTTTTGAGATTTAACGAGATGCTTTTCAATAGAATCGGCAAGTGCCATAGGTGTGCCTCCCTTTCAGGGAGAAGACTACCGAGAATCTTGCACAGAAGCGTTTAGACACGCCTCCGCGCCCGACCGCATATTTTGTAGCTACATTGTGGCTACAGGGTTATTTGACAATCCCGCTGTTTATCTGGATGACCCGCTTTACATCTGTGCCTTCTGGCTTGTAGGGGTCTTGCGGAATGACAATCGGTTTGAGGGTTGATCCTCCGTCATCCATGTTCGGCTGATAGGGAGTCTGGATATGAGAGTCGGGGCTGACATTGGGATTATGCGAAACTAACCCGCCGGTGATAAAGCCCACAAGAATGTAGCCAAGGTGCGCGAGGTCGTGCTGAAAGCCTGTAGCCGCCCATGTGCTAAACGCGCCCGTGAGGGCTATCGTGAGCTGTTTGGCATCGAATATATGAAACTTTATATGCTTCACAACGACCCCTTTAGCTCGTCATAGATAATCTGGGGCAGAGCGCCCGTGACTTTAATGCCCTGTTTTGCCTCGTATTTTATTAACGCGCTCTGGGTCTGGGTGTTCATTATCCCCGTGACATATTGAGTCGGCAGAAGCCCAGCCTTTAATAGCGCCTTTTCTACAGCCACGACTGCATCGCTTTTTTGTCCGAGATTAAACGCCGTTGGGTCTGCGGGAAATGGGGGAGCGATGAAGACTGTTGGCGTTTTAGTCGGTGTTGGCGTTGAAGTCATTCCGTTATGAATCATCCCCGTTGCGCCAGCGATAGCTGTGCCTGTGCCGCCTACGACAGCTGTGGCTTTTTTGCTCGTCATGCCTTTAGAAACAGGTTTGAGCGCCACGGGATATTGGGGCCGAACAATCGCAGCAATAAAGAGATACGGCCGATGAACGCGAAAACAGCCGCTTTCATGGATGGAGTCGTTGGGGTTTCCTGTGTTAAATCCGATGGTCGTGATTCCGTCAGGCGATGCCGCTTCTAATATCTCGACATGATCCACAACGCCATCGCTGTTCCAGTCATAGAAAACTAAATCGCCGGGCTGCCCTTGATACTTATTGACCACAAGTCCTTGGCGCTGAAACCATGGAAGCGCGGCAGGGTTGTAGGCGAAGCCTTTAGGAGTTTGCGCGGCGATAAGATGCGAGAGTCCTACCTGCGCGAAACACCACGACACACCCATAGCGCAATAGGGAGCGTTAGGGATTCCGTACCAAATCCCATAGGGGTTTTCTTCCTGCGCGCCCGCGTGAAATCCAATCTGGCTTCGTGCCACATTGAGAACATCAAGACCAGTAGACATTTATCCCCCGAAAGTCAGAAACCCCGCCCACAAGGAGCGGGGTCTGATTTCATTTTACTATTTAGCGGTATCGGCCTTCACGACCTTATCGGCCTCGGCAATCGCCGCGTTCACGGCAGGCGCAACGATAGTTTCCGGCGCTCCTGTCGTTGCAACGATGGTATTGACCAAAGACTTAGGGTTGATACGAGCCAAAATAGGCGCGAGCAATCCTGCGACTAGCGCCTCGGTAACGAGCTTCTTGACGGAAGCGTGCGGATCAAGTTGATACGCACCGTATCCCGCGGCGATGATGCCGTAGATATAGTGCTCGCCTAACGCCTTTTCTTTTGCGGTGATTTTAAGATTTAGTTTTGCCATGTGCATCCTTCTTTCCGATTAGGTTGCGAACATACTTTTCGGCCTCGAAATCACTCGCGGTGGCGTGATGAATGCCCCCGACCCCTCGGTGGTGTTTTTCGCAGAGCCATAGCAGGTTCTCCGCTGATTCTATCCACTTTCCGACTTCATCGGGGTTAGAAACTCCGGGATAATCAGCTTCTAGCCATTTCAAGTCCACGCCGTTTTGCAGGCTAAATTCAATGTGTGCGTGATGAAGCTCTAGTCCTCCAGCGCAATCGGAGAAATCGGCTCGATGGCTTCCGACTGAGCATTGAGCCGTATCTTTTGTGGCGTTGCGGTAAGCGTTAAAATCTTTGTAATTGGGGTCGCTTTCGCGCGGCTCGTGCGGTGGGTAATGAACAATGTAACTATTCGTAACCACTTGGTCATGAGCATCCATCAAATTTCCAACTTGGTCTTAATAACTGCCTGATTTATCTGCAGCTCGTGCAGTGCGGTATCTTGTCGGTTTAGCTGGTCTTTCATAGACCCGCCGCCGTTCTCGTATAGCTGATATTCAATGCGCGATAAGCGCTTATCCATTTTCTTAAAATTACGGTTTAGCCAAAACAAAGGTGCGCCGATTATTACCAGACTTTCCAAGATAGCCCAGATTGCGTTACTAACGGTCGAGGCGTTGCTCCAAAATACCATGATTGCACCTTACGGATGAGTTGTTATGTCCAGTTGATTGTTCTAATTGTACCGTTTTTATCTACGGTCTTAAGAGTGTTAGAAGTTGTATTGAGCCAGATGTCACCAATGCGAGGGTTGGTCGGATCAGCGGTCACGCTAGGCGCGGTGAACCGTTGTGCTGTTTCTAACTTACGCAGGCGTGCTTTTAAGTCCTCAATAATTTCACGGATGTCAGGTGCGTGGTTGATGTATCCCATTAGTAAGTTCCTGTCGTGAGGGTCAGCGTAATTCTTTCAGGGCCATCCTCGCCGGGCGCAACGGATAGTCCGATAATGCGGAAGATGGCATCGTAGCCTGACGGGAAGAACGCGTCAGTGATGCGAACGCGAACCTCATCTCCCACTTCATAAGTGCCGAATGTTGGATTTACATACGGAGGAGCAACAACTTTGAGGGTAATAGGAGGATAAGAAACGGCGTTGATTTGGCCCGTGGCAAGGCCCGAGAGAACGGTGGGGTCGGTAATGTCAGAATAGTTGGCCTGATCCTCCAGCAACGCCCAGCCAGAGGAGAGCTTGGAAGCGCTGTTGGCGATGCTGATGAGCTTGCCTTCGTTTGAGCCAGCGCCCAGCGCGTAGATTTGATTGACGGCCTTTGAGCCATCTTCAAGATATGTGTACTCTGAAATGTTGCCGCCCAGCTCGAACACGGGAGCATTAGGGTTTGTCGCGCTATACATAACACCTGAGCGCGGATAGTAAGTATTAAAGGATTTTGCAGGGTTGCCGCCGCCGTCATAATAGACAGAAATCTCAAAGTCGAAACCATTTGTTTGTTTAGATAAATCTGAAACGGCGTTGAAAACTGTCTTTACTTCGTAGTTGTAATAAACCCGAGACAGCGTGATACCCGATGTGCTAGTTGAGAGCGGGTCTTGGTTGTAGAGCAGACCGATGTTTCCAGACGGCGCGCTCTGTGCGTTAGAGATGAGCGATTGCGCGATTTGTAGCTGGTCAATTCCTGTGTACGCCAATGCGCCGTATGCCGTGCCCGAACCTGTTGTGATGCGCCGGCGCTCAAAATAGGAAAGAAACTCGCGGGCCGTGAGCTTGATGCTCTGGTCTGTTGAGCCATATTCTCGCTGCCATAGAACGCCGCCCCAGACCAAGATGCCGTTGCGATCCACATAAATCGCCGTGCGGCCCGGAATCGAGCCGTTGAGGACATTCAGCCCAGCGGTATTCACGCCAGAGACCAGCAAGTGCGCCGTCATTGTGCCCGCGGCGTTTAATTGCTGACCGAAATTGACCCCCGTTAGCGGAAGCTCAGCTAAAACCTGATTGGTGACTAGATCCGCTAAAAGGTAACGATACGAGGTGGCCATTGCCCTAGCCTACTAGAGCGGCGACCTCATCAGCCGTTAGACCGAGAGCCGTTAGCTTAGCCTGAGCCGAAGCCTTAGCTTTAGCGATAGCGGCGTCAGCGTCAGCCTTAGCCTTAGCGTCTGCCTCAGCTTGTGCGGCGGCGGCTTTAGCGGCGGCGATTTCTTCGTCTGTTTGAGGACGAGTAGTAACTTCGCCGGTCTCGCAATTTACTTCGATTACATCTGCCATTGTGTCTCCTTAGTTATGAGTTTTTAATGCCGTAGAGATAAAAAGTTGAGTTTTGCAGGATAGAGGTTGTTTGCGCCGTTAAGGTTATAGAAGTAATTGCCGATCCCGCTGACCATAGTCCGGCAGTTAAATACTGGTAAGCGCTATTTGTAGAAGATGAGTTATTTTCATTTATCATATCTACCGATACTGATTTATAGTTACTAGACGTATAGTTTGGAATATAAACATCCGCTATACCGAAAGTATTAGGTTGTGAGCTAGTTCCGTTAAAAATGCCCAATCCTATAACTGATGAGTCTCTGTAAGACGAAGCATTAGTAGTATAACCGTACAGGTTTAATCCGTTTAGATTAGTGGTTACTCCGTTAAAAGATAGTTGTATATACTCGCCGCCGCTAGTATTCATTCGCCCGGAAACCTTGAGTAATAAGTCTGTGTAGGATTGAGGAACAGAAGAAAAAGTGACTGACGATACTCCACCAGCGCCTACGACTTGACTTGCAATAAGATTATATGTGGAAGTTGCCATTATGCTGCCGCGATTCCATAAAGCGTAAACATAGACCCTGTCATAAAATTACCGCCGGTTGTAGAAACTAATATCGTTGTGATTGCATTAGTATTTCTCCAAAAATTAACAATAACATCAACTCCGCCGCCACTATCGGCATTGCTGCCGCGAGATAAAATAGTTTTATAAATTGAGCTATTAGAATAATTCATAA